TCAGTTGGTTACCTCCTGGCTGTAAATAATACTGTATATAACAACAGTATCACGCAGATTAGGAATCGTAAACAATCGTATGGTTCGGATTAGTCCGACCGCTTATTTGTTAAGCAGGCTTCGCCGTTGAGTGTCTGGCTGCCAGTGCCTGAAAACGCTCCAGCGGTAAGGGTTTTAGTAGCTTGCCTTTGTATAGTTGACCACGGCTGCCGCTCCAGTACGTTTGCCCTCCAATTTTGACACCATATCCACGCATCATGCGTGTCACTTCTCCGGCTGAAAGCCGCGTACGTGAGATATCAAAGACAATAGTTTGTAAGTTCTCACCTGCTTCGTTGATTGTGGCCGGGTTCGTTGCTTTTTTATGAGTTGCGGGCTCTTTACTGCGTATTCGCGACAGTAGTTTTCGCCGCCCTTTACGTGGTTGCGCCTTTGAAAAGTCGAATTCTGTACCTGGCTCATCGACGGGCTTACCTGCTTCCGTACAGTTATTGACAGAACTCCAAGGGGACGCGGACGCGTCCCGAAGTTCAACACCCAAATCAACGGCACGCTTCGGCACAATCTTCCACTGCGCGAGGCGGGTTAAAATCGGGGTATCTTCACCAACAGACGTGGCGTAAACGCCCTTGATGCGCACAGTCTCCTCGCCGTACTCGTTGCAGCCTTCGCTTGCCTGATACCAGGTGCGCACCGCCAGCTCATCACGCTTCACGAATGGGCCACCCTGCGCGTTGACGTATTCAGCCCACTGCCCGGCATCAGCGGCATCATGCACTGCTGCAAACTCAACGCTCAGGCCGTGAGCGGTTTCACTGTCAGCCATGCGGCGCAGTTCACGATAAACCGTCACCGGCGCACCACCGACAAACTGAAACTGGCGGATGTGCCAGCGCGCCGCCCAGGCAGAAACGGCCGGGGCGGTTTCCTTCAGCTCTTTGCCGCTTTCGTCGTCCAGCTCGCCGTCGAGCGCATAGCCGTCGATGTTCTTTGAAATGTATTTAGCCACGTAACCGGTGGCGCTGCCTTTCTCCGGATCGATGGCTTCAGGGTGAAAGCGCGCTTTTCTGGCTTTGTCTGTGGTCAGCTCATGGCCATCTTTTTCAAAAGCGTAAGCCTGGATGATGCTGCGCACGCGCTGCACATCTTCAGGGCGCATAAACATCAGCATATGCCAGTGCGGCGTGCCGTCATGGTGTGGCTCGGCAACACGAATACCAAAGATGCGGATGTCTTCCCGGTGGAGCTTGGCGCGCACCTTCTGCCAGACGTTGCAAAGGTAACGCTGAGTTTCGGCCGGGCTGGCACCGTCCCATTTACGGTTACGGTGGCCGGTTTTGATTGTGGCGTGAAAGCGGGCTGGCGCCGTCAGCGTGTAGAACTCGCCAACAAATCCCATTTCATTGCAGATATTTTCAAAGCCACGGATGCGGGTCATCAACTCGCAGCGACGAATAGCCGGATTGGCCACGCTGCCGTCGTACTTCTCAATCAGGCTGATGCGGTTGCCTTCCTCATCTTCAAGTTCCATGCCTTTGAGAAACTCGCGGGTGCGGCGCTTTTGTTCGCGCCATTCAGACACGGTCATGGTGCTGGCATAAGGAGTATGTTTTTTGCTGACGTTGGTCAGGGCAATCTGCAGGTGTTCACGCCACGATGCCGCGACGCGGCGCAGGCGGCCTTTCCACCATTTTTCTGTCTGCATACGCATAATCGCCGGGGTGACTTCCTCCGGGTCAAAAAAACGTGATGTGACCCTGTCCCATAAAGGTGGCGTTTGTTTCATCGAGCGGGTAATAACCGCGGCTGTAATGTAAAGGCGATGGGCATATTTATAATCATTTTCATGGCCAATTTTTTCATGGGCTTGCTTTAGCTCAGCCAAAATCAAATTGGCAATATCTCCGGCAAGCAAATCAACGTCACCGCGCGTCATATTTGGTAAATAATTAAAACGTTTGATCAGCGCCCAGAGATTTTGGGCTGGCTGTATTTTCTCTGCATCCCCTGAAATATTTCCTGCCATTACACCAAATGCACCAGGCAACATTTCATCAATCCGATACTGAGCGTTTACTTGCTCAACACGTGGCAAAACCCGCTCAACAAAGGTCTTTGTTAAGTAGGCATTGGCATGGGCTAAACCTTGTTTTTTATCCAATTCAGTCATACGGCGCTTAATGTCAAACTGGACAATCTGAGGTTGCGCCTCAAGCATGTGGTGGGCATGGTTTAGAGCTGCAATCTGCGCAGCCTTTTCGGCATTTAGCTGGTTACGATGATGAATCTCATCATAGGTAGGATATGGGCTGGCAATAGCTTCCCGTGGAGCATTCCACGGGTAAGCGTAATTTTGAATCATTGGGCACTGCCCCGGCTAAGTTTCGCTTGCTGTTCAGCAATTTCCTGACAGATAACACAGCGCGTGACACCGTGAACGGCGCGACGGCGGGCTTCTGGTATAGGCGTGTCACACTCTTCACAAAAGGAAGCGCTGACCGCCACCGGACGATGAATGATTTGCGCAATGTTACGGGCAAGCATTTCTTCACTGCGTTGTTGCGCCATGTCGATTGCGTCAGCCATTAGTGCAGCTCCCTTGATTCATTTTCGTAACGCTCTGCTTCGCGACGAATAAGATCAGCAGCCTCGATGCCGCTAAGCTCCTGCTGATGGATATGCAGAGCCAGCTCAACCAGACGCTCCGAAACAGCCTGCGCACGATTTTTACGCTCGTCATGGCGGGCGATATTGAGCAGCCCGGCCAGTGCTTCAGCCTCCGTGCTAAAATTACAGGTTTCTGTATTTCGCATTGGTCATTCTCCAGAATTCGGGCAAAAAAATGTCCGACGGGTTTACGTCATTAATTTTTGACTGGGTTATTTAATCGGTCAGAAAGCTGTCAGCGACAGAAAACTGGCGGGGCAGAATCTTTCCCCAGCGCGCCATTTTATTCATGGCGGTAATAATCAATTCGCGGCGACGTTCATCAAAAAATTCAAACGGTCGGCCGATTTCATCCTGCTTGAAGGCTCCCGGCTGTTCCCGGTTGGCCAGCGTGAGAACACAAAATTTAAACTCCTCATTCTGGCGGTTGAAATAGTTCAACGACGGATTGCTGTTGTTCTTAAGCATTTGTCGCCACCTTTTCCGAAACTCATCAAAAGTCATTCTTTCAACTACATCCACGCGGGCATGCACCAGACGAATTTCGGTAAAAGATGCAGGTGTGGAATTTACGGTTACTGCGAGAGCTGTGCTTGCCATAATTAACCCCCGATAAAACCTGTCACGCGCCTGATAATGCCCCTGCGCTTTGTTGATAACTCACTCAGCAGTGGCTGCTGATTATTGGACGGGTGCCAGCGCCTGCCATCTTTACCCATAATCCAGCCGTGGCCCAAGGCCGGTAACTGGTTCTGACGCTTCAAAAGTGGTGCGATTGAAAATGCCATGTTTACCTCAGCTAAGGCCTATTGAAGCGCCGAGGCCGCTAATGGCATCTACCGTTGACGCCATTGTAGGACTGGCATGAATGCGAGCCTGTACAGCCAAAGCAGCTAATGTCAGGCAACGAATGCCGGTATTCACATTTTGCAGCAGGGCACGTTTGCAACTGGTGGTCATACGCTCCGTTGATAGCGCTCCAGCGGCCAGCTGGCCAATTTCCGAGGTTGCTTTCATGACATAAACGGGAAGGCTTTCGGTCGCTAACTCGTTTACCGCGACTGCCGGTAAGCATTTCAGTTGAGAAAGCGCGCCATCCATCAGCGACATATCTTCAGTTACCGCGATCAGTGACAGCATCTCTTTAACGGTCAGTTCGTGAAACTGCTCAGGGTTAAGCTTATTGCGCAATGTCTGCGGTTTAATCCCTGCCCTTTCCGCTAACTTTGCGAGGTTATGCCTTGTGGCAAAGTCACGGCATGCATTATCGAAATGCGGATGTGAAGAAAGCTCAAAATCAAACATGCTGGAATCCTTTCTAACTTGCAAAATCAAATTAAGGTTTGATGTAGCGACATTTGATTGCCTGTTGACGATTCTTTTCGCGCCATGCAGCAACATTGATAAGCGGGTTACCATGTTTGGTCATGGTGGTTTCTACCACTTCACCGGTCTTACGGTTAGTGCGGTTCTGCGTGTAGGTGAAGGATGGTGTAGGAGCGAGCAGCACAACTCCGTTCGCAATCCACTTCTCCAGCACTGACAGGCTGATGCGGTTAGCGTTAGCGAAGTCTTGCTTGGACATAGTTGGGGACGTAGCCAGAGTCACGGCTTTGTTAACGGCATCATTCACCGCTTCGCTGATGGCAGGCATTAAAATCGCAGCAACATTGGCAATAAAATCTTGAGATTGCACTAAGTCAAATGCGTTCTGACTGTTTGCATTTTCAGTAAGCATAAAGCAGTATCTCCAGTTATTAGGGGTGTTCTACGGTGTAACATGTGGTGTGTGCACACGTTAGATCACAATTGTGCTCATGTAAACTACTTTTGTGGTTGATTTTGTATGTCTAACTTCAAGTCAAATGCTCAGGAAGTGATTGAAAGGCTGCTTTCGGCTTATGGCGTAACGACACAGCGCGCATTGGCAGAGGCGCTTAATGTGCCCTCAAACAATGTAAGTGCCTGGTCTCAACGTAATAGTGTTCCGGGGAGCGCAATTATTAAATGCGTCCTTGATACTGGTGCAGACCTCCGCTGGCTAACTACTGGTGAACTTGCAAATGCAAACTTTGAGCGTGCAGTGGTAATACCGCGCGGGAAAGATCTTCTGAACGAAATCTCTACTAATGGTGGTAAGGCTGTATTACGGCGCGTTATGGATGCATATGGTTTCACATTGCAGAAACAGCTTTGCGAATTGTTAGGTATTTCGTCAGGAACAGTGAGTACGTGGATTAGAAGAAATTACTTTCCGGGAGATATTGTTATTACATGTTCACTTGATACGGGGGCATCAATTCGCTGGCTCGCACTAGGAATCAGTGATTCTTCAGAAAAAAATATGATCGATTGCACTAGTGAATATGAAAAGAGAAATATTGAAATAGAAAAAATTGATATTCGGTCAGGAAAACTTGTAGAAGTTGGTTCATTTTTTATTGATATGTCGATTTTTTCTGCCGATTACATTAATCCTAAGCTCGTAATTGGTGAGTCTATAATGTGGATCATTGATTTCAATCAAAATAATCCAACGAATGGTAAATATTTAATTGATATCGAAGGTGTCATTTCGGTTTATGATGTGTCGATGCTTCCGGGACAAAGTGTAAGATTAGCAAGCGACTTATTTGAGTTCGATTGTAAAATTAGCGAAGTTAATTTTTTGGGTAAGTCTATTAAAACCATTATATAATGAGGCGATATGAAAAAAATATCAGAATTAAAGTTTTTATTTCCTGACGCTGAGAATTACAGAAGACGAGAATTCAAGCAGGAATTTAATAAATCATTTTTAACAGATAATTATCTCTCAGAAATACTTCTTCCTGAAGTTAGTTTTCTCATGGGTGAAAAAGGCACAGGGAAGACAGCTTATGCAATTTACATAGCCAACAACAAATATTGTGGGTATGACGCTGAATTAAAATTCATAAGAGAAACAGAATACCAAAAATTCATCACTCTCAAGAAAGATAATAAACTGGACTTGTCAGACTATACCAATATCTGGAGGGTTCTTCTTTTATTGATGATGTCTAAGCAAATAGCAGTCAATGAACCAACTTTGATTCCTAGGTTTATTAAGTTCAGAAATATTAACAGTGCAATAGATAAATATTATAAAGATGCATTTAAACCTGAAATCATTCATGCAATGGAGTTTGTTCAAGAGGCAAAAGTAGCTGCCGAACTATTAAGCACTCTCGCAAAAGCTAGTGGGGAGGCAAAGGAGATCCACACATTTAACGAGAGCAGGTTTCAAACGAGTCTGTTATTTATACAGCGGGAGTTTGAGAAGGCTTTAGATGAAATTAAACTTTCAAGTAATCATGTGATATTTATTGATGGGATAGATATCAGGCCGCATGGCATCGATTATGAAGACTACTTGGAGTGTGTTAAAGGGCTGGCCAATGCCGTTTGGCAAATGAACAATGATTTCTTCCCTAATATAAAAGACTCTAAAGGAAGAATGAAGATTGTTCTATTAATAAGGCCTGATATTTTCTCTTCTATCGGCATGCAAAATACAAATACTAAATTAAGAACCAACACGGTTATGTTGGATTGGAGAACAACGTATGAGAATTTCAAAACATCAAAACTATTTGGAATAGCATGTAAGGCTTTACATGCACAGCAAAGAAAAGAAGCAGCAGAGGATTTACAAGATGAAGATGTGTGGTCTCATTATTTTCCGTATGTGATAAGGTCTAACATCCAAAATGAAAATGATAATGCTTTCATAGGTTTTTTAAGGAATTCATTTTATAGACCCCGCGATATAATAATGATGCTTTCGATTTTAAAAGAAGTGTGTGATGAGAAAGGAATAGCAGAAAAGAGTTATTTCGAACTTTCTGATTTTGAGAGTAATGATTTCAAAAGGAAGTTGGCGGACTATTTTTTATCAGAGATAAAAGATCAGATTTCATTTTATTATTCGGATAGGGATTATAATTTATTTATAGATTTCTTTAACTATTTGAACGGTAATACTAGGTTTGATTTTGAAGAATACGAACTTTCATTCGGGAAATTTATCGAGAACGTTCATAAGCAAGGCCAGTCCATTCCAAAATTCATGGATTCGAAGTATGCATTCCTACAATTTCTGTACGAGTTAAATATTATAAATTTTGTAGAAGATATGGAAGACGGCGGAACGCATATTCACTGGTGTTTTAGAGAACGAAAATTTTCTAATATTTCACCTCAAGTCAAATTTGACATGAGATATGAAATCTTTTACGGGTTAACAAGGGCGGTCAACACTGGAAAGAAAATAAAAAAAACTCGATGATATATGTCCTAACTCATGAGCCACTTGTAAGTGGCTCATCCAAATAAGGCCAACAATTATATCTAAAATTTCCGCAGAGCCAAAAAATCGCCACTATTGATACTAACCTACTGATTTATATGGGTTATAATAATATTCGGTCTTTTTTTAGCAACTTAACTACTTCTGGATACAAAACTTCCTCCATGCTAACAGGGCTACTAACCCTGACTGGTTGACTTTATGTTCAGGCAAAGCTCAACATCAGGAATCCTCACAGAAGCCTTTTCATTTCTAAAATTGTTATCCATTCCCTTACTTCAATCGCCTCTTATCCCCTGAACAAGCAACCCTCTCCAATAGCCAAAATCCATCCTGCCTCTTCTCACTCCTCATATCTCGCCAACTCAATCAGGTTTAAATCCGGGTCGCGTACGTAAACCGAGGTAATTGGGCCGCGGGCACCGGTGCGCGTAACCGGTCCTTCGATGATATGGGTTTGTGTGGCGTGCAGATGCGTAATCATCTCGTCCAGCGAGATGTTGCATATAAAACAGAGATCCAACGAGCCTGGCACCGGCAAATGCGCCTTCGGTTCAAACTCATGGCCATACTGATGGACGTTGATTTTCTGTGCGCCGTAAACCAGCGCCTGACGATTTTCACCGAAGGTGATCAGCTGCATGCCCAATACGCGGGTGTAAAACGCTGTGCAGGCTTCTGCGTTGTGGGTGGTTAACACCAGATGATCCAGATGGTCGATCATAACTCATCCTCTGTTTTTTAGGCGGCGCTTAATTGTACCAGGCGGAAAGCGAAATCGAGGTGAGGATCTGTTGCGAACTGTTGCAGTGGGGAGAGAGAAATACTACTGCGGATTTAACGGCAATGGCTACGGCGAAAAGATCCTCCTCGCCAGAACGGGGAGGATCGCATCAGAAGTTAAAAGCTCTCCCAGCTGCTGTCGCCCGCGGCAACCGGCTGTTTGACACTCAGAGGCGCCGGACGACGAAGCGCTTCCTGCGGTTTATTTACC